TAACGCAACCTCATTCCTGTGCATTTTAACAACCAAGGGTTGTAAGGTTCTTTACAAGATAGTCTATCTCTTAAATGATGTATTACATCGCCATCTACAAAAATCGCCACATGATTCAATCCGACAGCCCCAATCGACATAAATAATAAATCATTATTTTTTAATTTTTCATCATTTTTTAATTCAACAAATCCTGTTTCTTTTGCGCATTTTTCAAACATCGGGTCAGCTTGAAATTCTTCAGGTGTTGTTGGCCTTTCCCAATCTCTAAGTTCTATATTTAAGTTTTCTTTGTAATATCTGCGAACAAGCGACCAACAATCAGAAACACCCCAAACCCAAGGCAAACCGATCATGTCTGGCTTGTACCCTGACGGGGTATATTTCCCCCATGTTTCAGTTTTAGGGTTGACAATATACCAAGGCAAGTTCGATTGCTCACAGCTTATTTTATCGGCTTCTGAAGCGACAGGCGGTGTTGTCGGGTGTGAATGAACTATTCCAATAATTTCTCCAAGAGAATCCCCCGCAACAAAATCTTCTGGATTCATTATGAAACATTGATGCGAAGTAATCGCTAAATTTTGACAAGGAAAATATTTTTCTTTACCGCGAATATTCAACAAAAGACCGCAAGATTCTTTCGGGTCTTGTTCTTTGGCATGAAGCAATGCGTCAGCCTTCCAAGTCATCCTGTTATTAATCCAATACTTGGAAATTCTGCGCGAGTGCATTGACGTTTCGGCGCTCGAACTCCCGCCATATCAAAAACCGCTGCAAGTTCAAAAGAAACAACAGTTCTATTTTCAGCCGATTTTCTATCAATAATATAAATTTCTTGCGGAAATTCTGCGGTGCTGTCTGGGGTTCCGTATGGGTTTACATTGCTTGGAAAATTAGCGGCATCAATAAATTTTGCTTGTGTTCTTATCCTTTTAACAGTTGCACCTGTCAAATCGTTTCCTGTAGTTATTGCGTTTACTGTAAGAAGTATTGCTGAAAGTGTTCCAAGAGCATTTGAAAAAGTAAGGGTCGGGCGTGGCAATTGGCCTTTTCCATATTGAAAACCTTCAGCTTGAACAGGAAATCTTGTGTAAGCATTTCCCTGCCAAATTATTTCGCCGTTATCTTTCAAACTTGTTCCCGCATGAAAACGATAAGTTGTTGTTGCACCATGTAATGAATTATCAAGTGTCAAAGTAAAAAGTTCAATTACCGCTGACGGATTGACTTTTTGTAAATCACTTACAATTTTATTTGAACTCATGGCTCGAATACCTGTCTGAATGTAGCGCTGATTGATGCCCTGTTGTTATATGGAATTGATTTTGACCAACTTTCGCAAACAAATAATTTTGCACCTGAAAGAGTAATTGAAACATTTCCGCTGTTAGTTGCACTTGAAGCGGCTGTAACTGTAAATGTGTTTGCGTCAACCGCTGTTGCAACTGTAAAAGAACCATCGGTTGCGGAACCTGATGTGTAATCAATTGTCAAAACATCCCCTATTGCAACGCCATGATTTGAAATTGTAATTGTTACTGTTGTTCCTGATTGTGAATATGTTCCTGTTTTTGTAAATCCTTCGCCGGGCGGTGTAAATGTAAAACTTTCTTGATCGTTTGCACGGCTATCAAGAAACGCTTCAACAACATCGCTTTCTGTTTCGCTCAATTCAAAATTTACATTATAAACTTTGGGATTTTGATTACTTGCTAGTCCAAAAAATATTCTTTGTTCAAATCCATCTGCAAACCTTACTGTGCGAACAGCGGGCGCAGATCTTTTTGAAAAGCCTTGGTATGTGGGTGTGACGCTTGGAAAGGTTGCCATTTATGTTGCTAATAGACCGCCCGGCCTTTTTTGTTTTATTAATTCTGATTGTATCGCTGAAGCTAAAGCAACGCCAAGTTCTTTCCCCCGTGCTTCATCTGCATTTGATTGCATACTTTCAGCCGAGACATTTACATTTATATTTATATCGCCACTACCGCGACCAAGCATACTATTTGGCGTGACAAATCCACCTCTAGCGGGTGTAAATAGTTCCGGCCCTTTTTCTCCTACAAGCGAGGGTCTATTACTTGGAATATAGCCACCATTTGCCGCTGTCATAATTGGGGAAGCGGGTAATGCTCCACCTCCACCGCCACCGCCACCGAATATCCCAAAACCAAAAACATTTCCTAAAAGTGTATTTATTCCAAGCCTTAACAAAGATGTAGCAAGATCATTAATAATTGACTTAGCCGCTTCTCCAAGACTTTTTGTTCCCTGAATAGCACCAACCAAAGCATCAGTAATACCTGTCGCAATATCATCGCCAATACGCCGAAAAGCATCATTGATTTTTTTTGCTTGCTCTTCTTGTTGTCTCATTACTTGTACTTGTTTTTTTAATGATTCTTCTTTTTTCAATAAATTTATAAGCTGTATCGCGTCTTGACCCTCAAAATTTTTCTTAATTTCAGCAATTTTTTCTTCTAATAAAATTTCATCTTCTTTTTTGCCTGCAAGTTCAGATTCAAGCCTTGTTATATTTTTTAAAGATGCAATTGTTTGATCGTTGAATTTTTGAGCATCACTTATCTCTTTATTTCTTGCTTTTTCTCCGTCTATAATTTTTAATTGCATTTCTAATTCTTTTATATCGTCACGAATATTTTGGGCTGCTAAAGCCCTTTTTGTTTCTGCTAATTTAAGTTGCTTTTCCTCTATCTCTCTAAGAATTTTTACTGCTTCGCCCCCAGTATCTTCAATTATTCCAAGCTGTTTATTAAAGTCTTCAACAGCTTGTTCGGCTTCCATTGCCGCATTTCTATTATCAATAAATTTTGCCGCTAAAGTTCCAAGAATAACAATCGCGGCTCCTATACCTGTTTTAACTAGGGCTATTTTGAGGGCTGAAAGAGCAATAGTAGCTTTTGTAAGACCACCCGCAGCCAAGAATGAAGAAGCCGCAAGACCATTTAAACCTGTTGAAGCCATTGCAGAATTTATTGCGGCTACCTGAAAAGATGTTGCTAAAGTTGCTAATTGTCCAATTATTACAGGCGTTATAAGCGCAACACCTTTTGCGGCAACAGCTATTGCTGTAAATATCAAAGTAACTTGACCCGCACCAGAATTAACAAATTTAGTTATTGCTTCCGTCACTTTTGTTAATGCTCTAATAACAGGTAAAACAGCAGGGGCTAATTGATCGCCAAATGCTCTTGATAAATTTTCAGCTTCGTTTCCTAAGTTTTTAAATACTTGTGTCGGGTCATTTTCTAACAATGCCTTTAATGAATCCGCGCCATCAAGTTCAACTTTCTTTAATGCTCTAATTACAACAGCACTTGTAAGTTTACCCTCAGATGCAAATTTCTTTAACCCTCCGACTGTTGTTCCTAATTCAGCAGCGATTGGCGCAAGTATCGTTGGAACCTGTTCTGCAATACTTCTAAATTCATCCCCTTGTAAGCGCCCAGAACCTAAAGCCTGCGCTAATTGTCTAAATGCAGCTGAACTTTCCATCGTTGACGCTCCCGCTAGTTTTGCCGCTGTATTAAATCCGATAAATGTTGTTCTTATATCTTCAACACCAACGCCCAAGGGTTGCAAACGTGCAGTAATATTTGTTATTCCTTCAAGCGCTTCTGATGCACTAAGTCCAAACAATTTTTGTGCTTCTGCCGCTATTTCTTGCGATCTTGCAAAAGTTCCTGATGCTTTCGTTAATAATCCAAGTCTGACATTTAATTTTTCAAAATTTGCAGATGTTAATATTGCCTGTCTTCCTAAAGCTGTGACCCCGACACCAAGAATTGCAGTTTTAAGACCACCAAATGCCCTTTGAAGCCCTGTTGATTGCGCTTGTACACCTCTTAATGCTCTTGTGGCCTGCGAAGCATCAACTGTAAGTTTTACATTAGCCTGTGCCACAAATCAACAAAACCTTTTCTTATATATTACCTTTTATTTGCTCTTTGACGATTTATTTCTTTTTTTTCTCTTTCATTCTTAACTTCATAATAAGCAGCCCAATATATCAGTTCTTCTTCTGTAATTAAAGAACGTAATTCTTGAATAGTTTTTCCTAATTCTGTTGCGAGAAAAAATTCAAAATTTATCCAATTATCCCGCGATATTATTTTTTTGCTGTATCAACATTTAATTGTATGTCGAACATAAATAATTCAATTTCGTTTAATACACTTTCTGGAAGTTCTCTTTGAAGGTTTGGCGCATCTGCGGGCGCAAATGCTTTTGACCCATCTTCTAATTCTGCATTTTTACAAAGAAGATAAGTTGATATTGTCAAAGCATCATCTGT